TGAGTTAATTATCATTGATAACTTAATGAATGTTGCTGCCGAAACAGACAATGAATGGGCTGGGCTACGTGCAATTATGATGGAGTTGCACGATATGGCACGCAAGACAGAGGCTTGTGTCTTAGTGCTCCATCACGTATCAGAACAGAGTGAGTATGGATCTCCAATGATGCCACCACCACGACGTGCTATCCACGGTAAGGTCAGTCAGTTACCTGCACTGATACTTACATTAGGCTATGACCCAGGACAAGGGATGTTGCGGGTTGCTGCGGTGAAGAATCGCTTTGGTCCTCACACTGCAGATGCATCACAATGGGCTACACTATTTGTTAACTTTGCTTCCTGTCAGATTGGAGATCAAGATGCACAAGGCAGAGCATACTTGCGAGTCTGATGGCTAACAAGAACGGACGTAAAGGTTCTCAGTTTGAGACAGATGTAATGAAATGGCTACGCAATGCGGGAGTTATGGCAGAACGTTTGACTAAGGCTGGGGCAAAGGATGAGGGCGATATGGTTGTTATCATATCGGGAGAAACCTACATCCTTGAACTCAAGAACAGGCAGACCCTTTCCCTGCCTGAGTTCTGGAGAGAAGCACAAGTTGAGGCGCTTAACTACGCAAAGGCACGAGGTATCGGGGAAGTCCCTCTGTCATATGTTGTAGTTAAGCGTCGCAACGCATCAATAGATCAGGCTTGGGTAATCCAAGACTTAACTCAATGGCTAAAGGAGAAACAATAATGCCAGTACCAGGTGGAGAAATTACAACAACAGAGATACTAGTACCAGTAGTAGAAGAAGTGGTTGAAGAATCAACTACTGAAGAAGAGGCAGATGATAGTACGCCTGAGCAGGGATGAAGTAAGAGTTTGTACAATGCTTGCAACAGAGCGTTGGCTTGCTAAGTATGGGTCAGTAGACAGACCTAACTATGCAGAGGGTAAGAAGAACGGCTACTTAGAGCACGAACTTCTTGCCAATGTGCGAGCCAACGTATCTGAGTGGGCGGTTGCATCTCTTACTGATACTGCTTGGAATGTGCCGTGGTATCCCAATGAACTGCATCCTCGTCGGGCTAAGTTGCCTGATGTGGGCGTGAACTTTGAGGTACGTACGGTACGCACACGTGATTCAATTCCATTTTGGAATAAGGATAACGGCAAGATCATAGTAGGCACAAAGATTCTTGATGAAGATTACTACTCACAGGTTGAAGTCTATGGCTGGTGTAACCCTGAAGAGTATGCAAAGTCACAGTATAGGGATGAGACCATCAGTGGATGGCGTGTACCAGTAACAGAACTAAAGGAGTTCTAATGATTTGTTCTAACTGTATGAAAGCGGGAGAAGAGAATACTCTTACCCATTACAAGCGTGCTGCTAACTGGCACGAGAAGTGCGACTACAAGGGGTGTGTATGTCAACACAAGACTGGTCCAGGGTACGTAAAGCGGGAAAATTCAAAGGTCCCGTTGATGCAAACACAATCCCCATAGGAGCAATAGTTCTTCACTACGGTGGGGAAGTAAGAGAAGGTAGGAGCGCATCTGTTAGATGCTGCATCCACCCAGACAAAAGGCGTAGTGCTGTCATCAATACATACGACAACCTATTCTTTTGTCACACCTGTGGAAAGGGTGGCAACGCAGTAAATGTTGTCGGTATTATAGAGAACTTGGAGTTTAAGGATGCACTCAAAAGAGCAATCGAAATCGCTGCTGGAAGCGGTCACACATTACAGCAAAAACCTGGACGAAAAGGCGCTGGCCTACCTCGAAGGACGTGGAATCTCTGAAGATGTTGCCCAACAGTTTTCGTTGGGTGTTGTAACTGATCCCATCAATGGTCACGAAACGCACGCGGGCTGGCTTTCTGTGCCCTATCTGACCGCACTTGGTATGTGTGTGGGAGTAAAGTTTCGCAGGTTAGATGATGGCAAGCCTAAGTATGGTGCACCAGCAGGACAGAAGGGTCACCTGTATAACGTTGCTGACATCACCATTGATTCATCTGTTGTAGTTGTATGTGAAGGTGAGTTAGATGCGGTAGTTGTATCAGGTATCTTGAACCTACCAGCGGTCGGAGTACCAGGAGTGCAGGCTTGGAAGCCACACTTTAATAAGTTATTTACAGGCTATGACACCGTGTACATAGTAGGTGACAACGACATCAAGGAAGATGGCACCAACCCAGGTGCAGAGTTCTCTCGTCGTGTGTCACAAGAGGTAATGAACTCACGTATAGTATCCTTACCACCATCAATGGACATCAATGACTTCTACCTTACACACGGTAAAGATGAAGCGTTGAAATTATTTGGAGGCGTTTGATGTATGACAATGACCGAGAGCGAATGGGTCACGATGCTACAAACTTTGCAGCATATGGGCTTCCGAATCCTAAGCCACGATCTATCACAGGAGACAATCTTAATAAGTCCCTTGCCGACAAGATAGATCACCAGCACGTTAAGTTTGTTGTTGATATGTGGGAAGTATTAGATGCAGCGGGTAACCTGCTCATCAAGAAGCACAAGGACTATGGTCCTACTAACATTAGCCTGTCCCCTGGTGGACCACTCAATGGTTTGCGTGTGCGTATGCACGATAAGACTGCACGCATCAACCACTTGATTGATAGCGGTGCAACACCTGAGAACGAATCGTTGCGTGATTCCTTTATTGATCTACTTAACTACAGTGCTATTGCACTGATGGTATTAGATGGAACTTGGCCTCGTGACTGACCCACACCCAATACTTAATGACCTAGTACCCAGCGTGGTCACCATTGTGCACCGTCGCTATCGTAAGTATGTAGATCGTGCTGACCTAACGCAAGAAGCATACGCTTGGTTGATGACACGTGTGTCCTACTTCAATGGATTACTTGCAGAAGAGGATGATACTAAACGTCTTATCAATCAGAAGCGCATTGCATTTCAGATGAGGCGTGGCATTGAACGCTATGCCCGCAAGGAGAAGGCTACAAGGTCTGGGTATCAGACCAATGATGAGTCCTTCTATGATGTTACTACCATTGCACAGTTGTTGCCATATGTTATCGCAAGCGTGGTCAATGATACTGCTATTGAACAAGCACAGAACTTAGTCAATGATGGCACACCACGCAAGCCCGCAGCACCAGCAGAAGGTGGCAACCTATTAGCCACGCTCATTGACATCAAGAAGTCTTATGAACTACTGGAAGAAGATGAGAAGAACATCTTACGTCTTAGATACCACGAGAACTACACACTGCAACAGTTAAGTGAGGCAACTGAGTGCGCTATCTCTACTGCTGATCGCAGATGTGGCAATGCATTACGTAAGATACTTAACTTTATGGGAGGGGAATCACCTTATCAATGATGTATAATTTCAAATGTATCTGTGGTGTATCCATCTCAACAGACACTGAGAAACAATTAGAAACTTTACTTGAACGCCACTTTAAGAATAGTTCCATACATAAAGAACAGGGTTACAGTAATGCAGTATGATTACCGATGCACTGAGTGCAACACTGAAATAACTATTGAACGTAGCATCCACGAACAACCACGTGAACCATCCTGCTTTGACTGCCACATACCTATGGTGCGTAAGTGGGACTCACCCTCTATCACCTTCAAGGGTAAAGGGTTTTACTCCACAGGCGGATAGCAAAGAACCCCACCGCAGGAAGGGTTTGCGGTGAGGTCCTAGTCGCCCGAAAGGAGGATGCACTTATAGTGTATCAGTACCATCCTCTTCTGTCGCTATGTTGGAGAGCGCGACACGCAGATTTTCCATAGCGGTGTTCAAGGTATCGTAGACCGTGAAGGATTTGTAGTTCAGGTTGTCCACTACGTTCTCTAAGGAGTTGAGCAATTCCGTAAGCCGTACTTCGTGGGTTGTCTGCGAGGTGGTCAAACCTGCTCTCACGGGTCCATAAGGTGACAAGACATCTGATCTGGTTTTGATTGTAACCGAGTGCTCGTGCGTAACTAACTGCAAGTGCCTTGTTCTCACGCTTCTCCTCCATTGTTGCCTTCGTCCGTGCTTCTATGTATGTCTTCTTTGAGGACAGGTGCACCTCGTCCGTCTGCTGTACGGATACGAACACCGACAACAGGAACAGTATTACCGCTAAGGTCAAGCCACGTTTTGCCTTCTTGTTCATCTGTCTTCTTCTCCATTTCGAGCAACTGCTTATAGGTATCAGG